CGCCAGTTTGACCAGTGGTGCCCATTTGGCCTGTTTGGCCAACGTTTCCAACGGCGCCTGTGGTACCGGTCGGTCCAGTGGTGCCGGTTGTACCATCGGAGCCTTGGGCGCCTTCGGCGCCTCTTGAGCCAGTTTCACCCGTTTGGCCCGTTTGACCCGTGTTACCGGTGGCGCCAGTTTGGCCTTGAGCGCCGGTGGAACCGGTTTGACCTCTAGACCCAGTGGCGCCAGTTTTCCCAGTGGCGCCGGTGCTGCCTGTTGCGCCTGTGCTGCCTGTATTACCAGTTGGGCCTGTGCTGCCGGTATTACCGATTTGGCCAGTGTTGCCTTGAGACCCGATTTGACCTTGAGACCCGGTTTGGCCTTGAGACCCAGTTTGACCAGTTTCACCTGTGGTTCCTTGAGAACCAATAGAACCGATATGTCCAGTTTGACCGGTTGGACCCGTTGGACCGGTGGTTCCTTGGGACCCTTGGGCACCTTGGGCGCCTTCGGCGCCCGTTGCGCCAGTTGCTCCAGTTGTGCCCGTTGTACCGGTGGAACCCATCTCACCAATTTGGCCTTTTGTACCCGTCGGTCCAGTATCACCTGTGCTGCCGGTTTTTCCGGTATGTCCTTGAGAACCGTTGGAACCTTCGGCGCCAGTGGCACCTGTTTGGCCCGTACTGCCCGTGGTGCCGGTTTTACCGGTGCTGCCCGTATCACCATATCTACCGAACAACCCAGGTTCACCGCGAATACCCGTCGGTCCGGTGGGGCCCTTGTTTTTTTGTAAGAGAGCCCTCAATTCGGGCGCCAATTTTTGTAAACTGACGGTACCATCACCAATGTCCTCGGCAACAATGGTTTGCTGCGCAATCTTGGCGGCATTTATGGCCAGGTTTTCAAAGAACGTGCTGTCAAACGCGGTCGCTTCATTCAAATAGATGTTGGTGATTGTCCCGCTGATATCGGCCCCCGTAATCGTCCGCGGCGCAAAACTGTTTTCATCCACAATTGCGATTCTGGACCCGTCAATGGAGTTGAGCACAATATCGGCGAAAGTCACGCCGTACAAGGCGAGTTTTGACGACGTGATGGAATTGTCTGGAATCTTCGCGGCGGTCACGGCATTGTCGGCAAACTTCACAGTGGTGACGGCTTTTTTCGCGAAATAATTCGTGGTGATAGTTTGGACTGGATACTCGGTCTGGTATTGCGACCATTTGATGTGATAATTCAAATTGCTCGTGACATCATTGTACATTGTCATTAAAAACATATCGCCGTGATTCACTGCGATGGTCTCCCCCGACATACCCAAAATGGTTTGCTCAAAGTCGTAATCCAATCCATCCTTGCCGTTTCGCACAATAATATGATTGGTGGGCGCATTCAGAGAGCCGTCCGACTTGATGACAATATAAAACCCGGTCGCCTTGTGCTCGGGCGTATTGGCCATATCCAAGTTTGAAAATATTTCCTGAGTGGTGATATCCAGAATATTGGGGAGAGGGTCCACCAATTTGTAATAGGTGAGGCCGTTGTATGGCAAATATTTTTCATCCAGCGTGTTCTCTTTGTTTTCAATACTGTATACTTTGAAACTGTCTTTCCCGCCATCTGCAAAAACGTCGTATGCGATTTTCTGGTTGTCCAAATCGTATGACATTTTGATATTGTTTCCATTTTCGTCAAGCACGTGCATCGTGTTGGCCACGATGGAGAGCGTTTTGGCGTAAATGTTGCCGAACTTGCGGCCAATGGAACCGATGTCTATCGTACCCGCGTTTCGCGGAAGAATCGCGTTTCCGCTCGTTTCTAAAAACCCGAATCGGCCCGTGTTGAAATACCCGGCACCGAACGGCTGGGCGCTTGTACCGACAGTGACATCGTTGTTTGACTCAATAGTGGTCGTATTAGTCGTCTCATTGTTTATGATTTCGGTATTGTATCCTGGATACGCAATGTAGGGCACAAAGGAAATGTCAATGGTCCCGCCCGTGAATAATTGGACATTGCCTTGGATACCTTGGGCGCCTTGCGGACCTTGGTCACCTTGTACAAACCCGCTGCTTATATCAAAATCAATTACGCCGGGCGGTCCTTGCGGGCCATCAACGTCTATATTCACCGTATTGGATACGGTGTTTGATGATTGGTTAGTAATTGGGGTCTTACTAAACCGTTTGTAATCAAAAACCCCATTTAACATGTATATAAATATATTACACTTTCTTTATACCGTTGAACCTATTTTTATTAGCACTTTTTATAATAATAAAAATAGGTTAAGAGTTGAGACCCGTATATACTTTTACACCTTTTGGATATGTGTAATTTCTGATTTTGATTTCCCTAATCTTTGGGGAAACACCTAACAAATATGTATTTATGACACAATTTATTTATCTACATATATAGATTGGGTTTTATATATTTACATAATTAATTTTATGTAAATAATGATTACAACCTATGCTTTACAAGTTATCCGACAGTTTATTTGAGTCTGATAAGGAGAGGAGCCTTGACCACTCTGGTGATGAGGGTGGTGGTGGCAGTGGTATTGGACGTGAAGTTTCCGTTAGCAATAGTGGTATCCTGGACATAGCTGGGTCCACGGTTGTTGATGGGGTTGAAGGACTCGGCATCGATGGCGAGCTTCAATGTGACTTCAATACCAGCAGGGACCCAGATAAGATCATTTGCCAAGAAGCCGTCGTTGACACCAAAGTTGGTGGCATCGGTAACATCAGTTCCAGAGGGGACTCTGTTTCCGAAGCAGTTGGAGTCAACGGCGTAACGGAGGAGCCTGGTGATGTTGCTGATGGTAATGGAACCAGTCATAATCTTGGTGTAAGGAGTAGCCGGGTCTTCACCAGCAGTGCCAGCAATCAAAGCAACCAAAGAGTCAGCCTCAAATAGGTCATCCTCATCAATGGTGAACTCAGTGGCAGCGGCAAAGAGGGTTTCAAAACCGCCGTTGAAACCAAAATAGGTGCCAACGTAGGTCTTGAAGTCAGAGTAGAGAGTACTCAAAGTTCCAACACTGATAACATCCTCGTCAGATGCCAAGGCAGTGCGGAAATTGTCAGAGGTGAACTCAATAGAAGTAGTCTCCTCATCGTCAATCTTGAAACAGTCATCAACGGTGTCAAATGTGCCTAACTTACTGTTGAAAACGGAGGCATCGACGGTGACTTGAACGGCATCAGTGACATCGAATCTGGAGATGGTATCAGCAGCACGGAGCGCAATATCGGCGAATTGACGCTCCATCACGAAACCATCGGTGGCACTGAAGGCATAGACAGTGGTAGCGTAAGGTCCGACGGCGGTGGCGTCATTGGGGGCATCAGTGAGATCAGCAGGTTCAGACATTTTATATACTACTCAAATATATTTTTTGGATACCGGAAAAATGATTCTTTTGTTGGTGAAGGATTTGCCCAAAAGTTCTTATGAGAAGATTTTACAAGTCATACAACATTTTTAACAAAATACAGCACGAAAAATTGGAATTATTCGTATCTAGGATGCGCCCGTGGTCGTCATACACTTGAACGTGGAGCTTCTGTATATCTACCGGCCCAAAGTATTTCCGCGGCTCGGTAGAGGTCACCAAATCGGTTTCCATCATCAAACTGAAATACGACCCCTTCACCGATATTCTCGCTAAAATATTGGGACTTAATATTGAGTTATTGAACGCAGAAATGAAATGGTTATTGACATTGTTGTTGAAATCGTCTATTGCTAAATAAAGATACCGAATATTGGCCGGCTCTATAAGGGTTTCCGAAGTATACGAAATTGCCCCTTCATACTTGCGCTTGAGGTATCCCAGATTCATGCCGATTTTTGATGTGACTGGAGTATTGTCGGGGATTCCATTGATATCGCGTGTAAAGTCGAGTGAAATGGATATTATTTTGTTGCCCAGTGATTCTTTTGTATTTGTTACATTTACTTTACCTGTGCCCGATCCGGTTTCGGTAATATCTAATGTGAACGCGACATAATTGAATATGCTATTCGTGTCTTTATTGCCGGAAGCATCTAGAGGGACCATTGAGTTGTTGATTTCGTCTATCAAGTCGCTGGCATTGTAGTTGCCGTCTTTGATTTTCACAACGTGGTTTTCTGTAAATACGTCGCCGCCGTCTTCGTCATATTCATTGTCATATTGCGACTGCGGCTGGCACGATACGGTCATATAGAAATGGTGGTTGCCATATTTGGATGAAATGCCGTAGAAAGACACGGGGAACTCAATAGATGTGATTTGCATGGACACCACTTTTTGGAGACGAATTGGCAGCGAAACCATGAAGTCGGAACTGTTGGACGTGGTCATATTGTCGCGAAACCGCGTGTCAATATTGAGGATTTTGCTTATGACACGGGTTTTGAGTGGGTTCATAATTCCTGGAAAATACTCGCTGCTATACGTATTCACATAGGGGGTTTCTGGACGCACCATCAGCTCTTCGGTGCGGGGCATCGCCTCTCTTGACGCCGGGTATTGCTCTGTTTTAGCAGCATTGCGGTAAGGCTTGATAGAGGTCTCTTTCTTACACTTGGCGACGATGAGCCAATCTTTTGCCGTTTCCAAGAACATAATGAGGTCGCGCTTGAACTTTTTGTCAATGTGTCCGCTGGACAAGAGCGTCTCGCGAATCTCGGCCTCTCGCAGTTCAATGTCGGCGGCGGTATAGGCTTTGTTAGAGGAATCAATCTTGAAGAATTGCTCCAGGTCTTTGATGGTATAATTGTTGATATCTAGGTCCAGCCCGTCCATTATACACAATGCCGATTTTTATTTATCTTGGTTTCAGGTTTCATTATATGTTTTCTGGTAAATATATAATAATGAGTAGAAGCAAATCATTGATGACGGGTGCGCAGAACACCAGCAAATCATTGGTGAATCCTGTGAGCACGAGTTCGCAACAGGAGTTACAATTCGGCGCGGATTTGACGAGCGCGCTGAACATAATTGAAAACCAATATGTCAGCAAAATGGCTCTCAAGAAATACCTGGAAATACCGGAACTGATGACTCAATATTTGCGTCTTAATGATACGATGGTGTCCTCTATTGGGAAACAACGTAATACCAATTTGCGCCTTTTGTTTCAAATCGCGAACGATGGTTTGTTGGGTGCTCTTAATTCCAAAACGCTGAACTCGGACAATGTGGATTTGAATTTCCAGAAGCTGATGTTGAACAAGAAAGTGGACGATATTTTGTCTGGCAAAAACGAGGTAAAGGCGCTGGGTGATGTAACTGGTGAAATCAGCATTACCAAGACATTCAAGTTGGCGCCACTTTACAGTTATTATATTTACCTCTATGGTATGCCCGATTATGGTGTTGGGTTTAACGCGGCGAAACTGTCGCTGCTCGTTGCCATTATGAACAAATATGGTATCAATCCTTATAAATAGTCGCGACCTTATGTCGCTCCTTCGGGGCTTTGGATCGGGGCTTAGAGTCGCCCCTTCAGGGCTTAGAGTCGCCCCTTCATGGCTTAGAGTCGCCCCTTCAGGGCTTAGAGTCGCCCCTTCGGGGCTTTGGCCCTTATAAGGAGTCTCGGTTTGTAACCATCAGAAATATTCCAAGTATAGTCATCATGATTCCAACAATATGTTGTCGCGTGTATTCTTCCTTAAACCAAAATATTCCCACTAAAAACGATGAAAACAAGGTTAGTCCAATCAGCATTATATAGTTAATAAACGGCGTGTTATAGTATTTATCAAGTTCATATACGGCAAATGTGGATCCTACAGCAAATGTGGAAATCGCCACCATACATAGGATTTGTTGCCAAGATAATTTTTCATAGTTTTTCATAGTGGTTCGCACCGAGTTGTCTCCACTGAAAAACTTGTATAAAAAAAGGATTGACACAATTGTGAAAAAAAAGGTGGAATTGATATAGAGGAGGTCATGTGGGTCAAGTGTCATCAACATATATTTTCGCAAATATGGCGACAGCATTTTCAAAAAAGATGCTCCAATGATATAGAAATACATCGCGCGGTATATATTACACCCGGATGTATTTCTACATTATTGGACCTTTATGTGTCGTACCTTTTTAAGAGTCGTACCTTTTTAAGAGTCGTCCCTTTATCGTCGGCGTCGCGTATAATTGCGTCCACCCTCTGTTCGCATCCGTTTTCTAGGAGGCTCCACACCCTCTTTGAGTTTTCGGATTCTTGGCGGTGCCTCTTTTTGAGACATCGCAGGACCAATGCCCACAATTTTTCCGGATACCTCTCTTTTGGGTGGTAATACAATATCGGACTCTTCCAAAGAAGCTCCATAATAGATTTGAACACTGTCAAACTTTGGATATACACCCTGTGTTAGAGCTCCGCCCAATTCCATATAAATGGGTAACTGCTCTATCGGTATCTCCCCAATATTTGCGTCAACTAGGAACACATCACCATTCAAATTTGCGATACATGCCGCGTGGCCAAATCCAGATTTTCTATGAAAACTAACTGGCGTGGCGTGATTTACTCTGAGTGTTGATTTAATTTGGTCTACAAATAATCCAGAATCTTTTTCCATATAATATCTTCCAGAATAAGCTTCTATTCTATCTAAGATTGCGCTGCCGATTTCATACCCTTCTTTGTATTCTGGATTCGTGTGTTTGTATCCATAGGATTCAAACAATTTACCAATTTCCGGTCCATTCATTCCCTTGCATTTAAACTTTGGGTATTTAATCATTTTACCCAATTGTTCTTTGGTAATCCGACCAGTCATAATAAAAAAATGTATTGGCACGCAAACCGGTAGTCCGAGTGGGATGATTTCGTCTTGTACGTAGCGAAGTCTTGCTCTAAAAGCGATGGGGTGTGTTGAAACTTGTAATAAATCTGTTGACACATCCTTAATGGGTCTTAATGCGCTTTCTATGACGTTGCTGTTATGAATATCTACGGCTTCTTTTGTTACGCGATGTTTCCCCAAATCTTCCAGTAATTTCAATGCTTTGGAATCTTCCAACGCGTCTATTTCTTTTATTTTTCTGGAAGCGCGCTTTGCGTGAGATTCGCTTATATCTATTAGTTGGGGCATAGAGGAGGAGGAGGATGGGTTTTTTGATTCGGAATCGGATTCGGAATCCAGTGTTATGGGTATAAACGAGGGTTCGGGTGCTAACACATTATGAGAATGTATTATTTGCCGTGTCCGTTTCTTCTCTTTTTCTTTTTTCTTTTGCCGACGTGTTTCCTTTTCTTTTCTCTTTTGCTCAATCCTACTTGATTTTCCTGACATTATATTTTACATTCATATATTATTTGTGATTGATAACAATAATTTTTGTTAAATGTGTTATCAATCCTTTGTTTGCCCCTTACCATGGGTCGCACCTATCGACCATTGGTCGCGCCTATCGGTCCTTACCCAAGGGGTCCTTACCCAAGGGGTCCTTACCCAAGGGGTCCTTACCCATGGGTTCTTCGGCGCTTTCTAGACGGCTCAATATTTGTGGGTTTTCTTATATCTTTCTTTACGGGTCCGAGAGATGCCATTGGAATGTGATGTTCTCGCATATCATCTATATATCTTTTATTGGAAGTGGATGGCTTTTTATCGGATTCCGCAAAAAACACCTTTATATAAGATGTACCTCCATCAAACTCTAATCCTGTAAAATATTTTTGTAAGTTTTCGGATGTTAATGGTATAATCTCGTTGTCATAAATGGATGGGTCAACAATATAATGGGTTCCTTCAAAATTGGCAATACAAGCAATATGACCAATTTGCTCGTGAATATTAGTAATACCAATAAGTGTAATTGTGTTTTCCTTACTCATCGCGGCCTTAATTTGTTCTATAAACATATCACGTTGAGTTGGCATTAAAAACATTCTTTGTAAATCATTGTAGCCATATCGGATCCGCACATTTGAGCGTTTACTATACTCAGGAATACATTTACTCACATTATACCCGTGGTTTTCTAGGGTATCTAGAATAATGTCCGCACTAATCCCGGTTTTTGCCAAACCGGTTTCATCTCTATGTATTATATCGGCAATATCAGATGATTCTACATTCTCTAGAAATAGATAGAGTCCAAGTAAAACGCAAAAATGCCCCTTATCCACGCAACCTTTTTGTTTGAGGTTCTGTATTTTGGCCTCTATAACAGACCGATTTGCGCCTGCCTGTAATAATTCTACATTTTCACATTTGCTTCCAGAAAACCGTTTTGCTTTATCATACCTTTCCTTAAATATATCCTCAGTGGCTTTTTTATTCTGGTCCGCCAAACTTAGAGGTTCCGACGCCTCTAATAGTATTGGGACCCTTTTTGATTCGGCTCTTCTTTCGGCAATATTTTTTCGCTGTGATTTTGCGTGTCTTTTTTGTCTTGCGCTTTTTCTAAGTCTTTCCAATGCTTTTCGCGATGCTCTTTTGATTTCTGCATTGTTTTGTTCTTCAGTGATTGGCCGCCAATCAAATATTACTTTATTCGCACTCATTATATTTTATATTTATAAAATACGTCGCGATATAGGATATAATGGACATTTACGACACAATCATTGTGGGAGGGGGTATTTCGGGCCTCTATGCCGCGCTTCTATTATTGCGCCGTGACCCCAAACACCGTGTCATCCTTTTGGAAAAAGAGCGGTATCTCGGTGGGCGTGTTCTCACCTATATCGACAAATATATGACAGTGGAAAAGGGCGGCGCCCGGTTCAACGACGCCCATTTGCGTATGTTAAAACTCGTCCATGATTTTGGATTGGACCCCCTTTTGATAGAGGCCAGTCCAGATGCGCTGTTTTACCCCGCCGACGGCTCGGGCCCCGAACGAAAACCGTTGTCCTTCGTGGAATCGCTCATAAACCCGGTATCCGTTCTCGTGAATGTATGGTCCGAGGCATTTTCACCGATGCCGATGGTGCCTCTCTTGGCCCGGGTCATTTTGTATAGCAAAATCTTGTCACGGTCCTATTTAATCTCGCACAATTTTACCCAGATTGCCGAAGAAGTGTTGTCTAAAGAAGAGGTTGCCGTCATCCAAGGCGGGTTCGGATACTATACGGAACTGGTGGAGATGAACGCGCGCGATGCCATCTTATTGATGGAAGGCGGCTTGAATCCGAGCCACCAATTCTTTGTTTTGAAGGGCGGCCTCTCACAATTGATTGCGAAGATGGTCGCCGAAATCAATCGGGGCGAACGGCGTATTTTGACTGACATAACTGTGGCCTCTATTGAATATCCTGATAATCACTTTATCGTAAAGTCCAGAACGGGGAAGAAATTCATTGGACTGAAATGTATTTGCGCTTTACCGCGAGAGGCCGCGCAGCGGCTGGCCATATTTAGACCGATTAAGACACAGCTTGACAAAATCTTGTGTTTCCCTCTATGCCGTATTTATTCCAAGTTTGATATGGGGAATCGGGAAAACGCATGGATACGCGATTTGCCGAAGCTCACGACGGATGGACCGCTGAGGATTGTGATTCCGATAGGCGACGGGGTCGTGATGACCTCTTATACCGACTACAAGTTCGCCGACGCGTGGCTCAAAATCTATGAGAAAGAGGGCGTCAAAGGCGTGAATCGGACGCTCCAAGAGGAGTTTCAAAAAATACTGGGACATCCTATACCGGTGCCGATTTCCACGAAGGTGTTTCATTGGAAATGCGGGGTCGGATATTGGGGCGTGGGCGCCGACAGCGACGCCATTGCGGCGGCCGTCCAACAACCGATTCCGGGTGTGCCTCTCTATTTGTGTGGCGAACATTACTCGGCGAAGAACCAACAGTGGATGGAGGGCGCACTGGAAACGGCGGAAGAAGTGGTCGCAAAATGTATCTAAGAATGATATAACACTCGCCCGATGTTTGGAATGTCTATTTCATCGGTGAGCAGTATTGTTACGAAAAAAAAACCCGCTATAAATATGTCATATGCATTATCACAGATGGCACCATTGTCCGACATTAATGGAAATGTGAGTGTTTATATGGATAATACTACTACACGAGTTTATATGGCGGTTTCTACCGGTAATGTGTATGTTGGCGATGTTGTCAATAATACTTGGACACAATCTGTATTGGCAAGTGGAAGTGCCGGCAGCTTTATAAATCGCGATTTTTTCAGCGTTGTATGCGACGGTACTGGCCAATATGTAATTACGTGTGTTAGAAGCGACGCCAGCGCTAATGGAACCGTATTTTATTCGTCGGATTATGGCTCCACATTTACAGTATCAGACAGTTCAATCAATAAATATTGTTTTAATTTGGCAATGAGTAGTGATAGCAATAATGCATATTTGAGTACTTGGGGAGAAGCGGCACCGTTAATTGATAGCGTGACAATTGGCTTGGCTGCTCTGTATAAATCAATTGATAGAGGTATTACTTGGACGCCAATCGTTTTGGCGGCGAACGGATTTACCTATACGAGTCTGCCTTGTCAAGTAAAATGTAATAATACCGGCGAATATATTTCAATGAGCTTTTGGAAACGAGTACAAAATTGTGTCATGCTATCTGATTATGGAAACACCATTATATTTGCCGGACCGGTCGCAAACAATGGATATATTAATTCAAATCCTGGTATATTTACAAATGCCGGAAATACTGCAGTGCGCGCCCTTTGTATGAATAGAACCACATCTACTAATTATTCCAATATTAATAAAGTTGCCGTTTATACCAATTCGCCATATACGAGCGCGTTTGGTATATCTTCTAATTCTCCCTTTGGGTTTGTTCAGGTATCCGGGGCAAATACGCGCTATCCTTGGACTGGTGCGCGAATCATTGCGTCGACTTCAGATTTTACCACAATATTCTGTACAGATACTGGCAACCCGTCAGTGCCGACATCCATTGGAAATGTATATATTTGTACGAATGGAATGCCGGGACTTGCGTGGTTTTCAACAGCATCGGTAGATGGTGGAAGTAGTTGGTCAAACTTTTCGGTATCGCAGAATATTCCCAGAGCAGCGTGGTCAGGATTGTGCGTGAATTATAATAATAATTTTGCCTTTGCGAATAGTGTAGGCAATGTGTATATTTATGCGAAACCTCTCGCATAAAGCGGAAGAAGTGGCCTTACAATATATCTAAACATCATATAACACTTACGATGTTTGGAATGTCTATTTCATCGGTGAGTAGTATTGTTACGAAAAAAACGGCTCCTGTGATTATTCCGGATATACCATATTTGTATTACACGTTTGACCAAGCCGACGTTGATGGTACAAATGTTTTGAATCGCGTATCTGAATTCTACGATGCCTCTCTTTCCACGGCTGGAATATTGGATGGTTCAAATAATATTTCGGGAACTACGGACCTGAGTTTGAATTCCTCCACAGCCAACCAATTTGTGACCATCAATTCGTCCATGGATATCGGCAAATCAACTGGGTTGTCTATCTTGTTATGGGTCCGTTTTGGCACAACTAACGTCAACGGAACACGTGTTTTTGATTTTGGAAATAACCCTGCGTCTGATAATATTGAATTATTCATAGACGCCATTGGAATACCTACTTTAAGCATTTATTCGGGTTCAACGCCCTATACCTATTCATTCGGCTATCCGATAAGTACCCACTTATATAGACATCTAGGAATAACAATGTCCGCGAATGGTACGTTTAAATACTATGTTGATGGCGTGTTATATAGAACGACAACTGGAAACCAATACCCGGCTGATATTGTTCGTACCAAGAATTACATTGGCAAAAGTAGTAATAACGCACTGTTTTATAACGGCGGTGTTGGTGAGATTCGGATTTATAATAATGAAGTCTCAAGTACCGTTGTTTTGAATAATATGAATACAAACGTGAAACTTTATACAAACTCATTTATGACGCACAATTATGGATTTAAATACTCCGATTTACAGAATGGAAGAATCAAGAACTTGGCCACCGGTGTTTATGACGCAAGTTTCTTGGCACCAGTAACGGCATTTGATATTAATTCTAGCACAAAACAAATTGGTATCACGACGTTACCATATAAGCTTAATCAGGCGTCTTCACTTGTGACAAGTCGTATAAACTCCAACTTTTTATATAATATTCCGACTTCGGTTTTAACAGGAGTAAATGTAGCAGGACAATCTGGAGACTGGAATTATGGGGTTCGTATATTAAATGGATTTACAACACCGTCTACTGGTGGATTTACTATTAATTTTTTCTTTTATATACTAACAAACTCAGCTACATATGATTTACCATTTTTTACTATGAATGATGGTAATACTACTGTACCGATTACGCGACGTATTGCGTTTGGTATCAATGGTAATAGTGGTGTTGCTCTTTGGATAAATACGATAAAAGATGCCAGTAATAACAGAAGCTTTATTGCTGGAGGTTTAGGTAGTAATACTGTATGGCACCAATATTCATTTGTAGCTGACTATAATTCTCAAACAATGACATCATACATCAATGTTGATGGGACGTTGGTTACAGTTTCACACGAGTATTTTGACTATTCAAATACAACATTTGGTTATTCTACATTATTGAATGATATTACTTTTTCAGGTTATGATTATAATCGCCCCATAAGAGGATTTATGGATGACTTTCGTATCTATAATGTCCCATTGAAATTGAATGAATTGCGGCAACTCGCACAAATACCTGTTATACCAGCTGCGGCAGGTTCTCGTGTTTATTCTTTGCGACCGATGGCCGTTGCCGCGCCGGTGAACGGCTACGTGTCAGTATCTATGAACGACACAACAAGTACCGTTTATCTGTCAGCCGGTACAGGAAATCTTTATGTAGGAAATGTTTCGACAGGTACGTGGACGCAATCCACTTTGGCCAGTGGAAGCACTGGACAACTCACAAATCGCGATTGGCGCGATATTGTATGTAATTCAACTGGTCAATATGTGGTTGCTTGTGTTTTTAGTGGTACTGCGAATGACCCATTGGGAACGGTGTTTTATTCGTCGGATTATGGGTCAACTTTCACGAACACAGCATCTGTATTTGATACGGCCTATTCTCATCATTTGGCAATGAGCGCAGATGGCAATTATACCTATATGACTGCTTGGGGCTCCGTATATACTACATTTAATTCAACGAGTGGTTCTAATAATTTATATAGATCACTGGATAAAGGTGTAACTTGGTCAAAAATTACGATTGGTGGTCTCACTCGGGAGACAATTCCAGCACAAGTGCGCTGTAATAGTACTGGTGAATATGTATCATTAGGTATAATGGGACAGGTCAATCCTGCCATTTTGTTATCAAATTATGGCACTCAGCTAGTTAATACTACATTTTCAGGAACTTATGGGTCGTTTATTTCAAATCCTGTTATAACAAATCGTGCATCAGATAATGCCTTGATAGCTAGTGTATGTGGTCTGGCGCATGGAGGCGGTCGCACTTATTCTATGCAAAAATATGTTTATCAAATCGCAAATAACACTGCTACTGTTCAAGGTTGTACAAATACTCCTGGATTTGGTGGTATAGCTCCGCAAACAACATCTGTATATCTATCGGCGGGTGCCAGAAATGTATGTATGGCTCAGGATAGAAACCAAATGGTGGTAGTTGATACAGCAGGACTTGGTAATGTTTTTGTAAGTACAAATGGGTTGGCGAGTGCGCCATGGCCAGACGCAGCAAGTGCAGGGAGTATATCCTGTCTCGGAGACGTTATCAATCTCAGCATTGTGCCAAACGCGGTTTCACAAACAGCCGTGCCGCGCAGTGCCTGGTCGGGACTGTGCGTGAATTATAATGACCAATTCGCGTTTGCGAACAGGACCGGCACTGTGTATTTGTACACGTGGACCTTACAATAACAGGCGTTCCAGCACATCTTGACCCAGGTGGGCGTTTATGGCCTCTACGAACGCGTCGTCAAATCGGTCGCTGGGGAACGCGATGAAATTGCGGCAATCGGGACGGCATCCAGGCAAAACCTCGTTGATAAGATAGACCACATACCCCTTTTCCGCAATGTGCGCCGACAACTCTATGAAGGGGTCTTGCTCCAAATGCTGTTCAAATGCGATGATGGGTCGGCATTCTGCGATGAGTTTCGTTGCTCCGGCGACCACGCGGTTCTCCATCCCCTCTACATCTAGATGGATGTAGGCGACGTCGGCGATTTCTCCGGCGACGTATAAGTCGTCCAGAGGCCACGCTTTCACTTGATTTCTCGCAATTAAAGAATCTTCGTCGGACACAAACGAACAATGGGTCAAATGGTCATTGGTACAAAGAACCTCTCTTTTGTCGCTGATGGCTTTCTCAATAACCCGGATGTTTTGGATGTTGTTGAGAGAGGCAAGGTCTCGTATGAATTGACAGTTGTCGGGACTTGGGTCAATGGCATATACGAGGGCGCCTTCGGCGCCCACAGCTGAAGGCGGCATCTGTAAGTTCTTGGTGTCGAGTCTTTCCGATGTCGCATTCTGCGCCATCAAAAGACTCTTGCTCCAAGGCACCGCATTGTCTCCAATCCACGCCCCCAAATCCACAATATTCCCCCTTATGTGCCCCTGGTTAATAAGATACGTACTAATTCGCCGAAACATCACTTCGTGTTCATTTCGCGAGCCAAAGAGTCCCGCGAATCGGTGATTCATATGATACTGGACCGCGACTCCATTATCATTTGAGAAATGCGCAACTGGATTCATTGTATGCCTCTATTGTTGCCACTATTTTATATGCTTTGCTGTTGTATAAGCATAAAAAAATCCTCTATTGTTTTCGCAAAATTGACTGTCCAGAAGAAAGCAATTGGCCGTTTGCTGCGTATATATTCAACCGCCTTTGATGGGTCCATCGCGTGATATTTCATCAAATAACACGCAACTGTCGCACAAGACCGCTGCATCCCGGCCGAGCAATGTACTAAAACCGGCCGTTTGTGAATAATACTGTCGTGAATCTTCTCAAGCACTTTCGTTTCCAAAATCAAAGAAAGAAGTTTATCGGATTCATCGGAACTATCCTCTACAGAAATGCGAATACAGTTTGTGTGATTTGGCGGGAAGGCGACATCTTTTTCGCGACTACAATTGACTATGAATGAAAAATCGTTTGCCGATATGAGTGCATGACGGTTTCCTAAAAATAGAAAGTCCGCGATTTGGTCGTATGCGTTCGTGGCCATTTTATATTGGTCAAGATAATACGGTGAAGATTTACACGTGTGTAAATCACTTAGAGGTTTTCCGCGACTATTATAAACAATGAGCGTCTATATCCAAATTGGCACCAACGACGGCAACGACAACTTCAAGAAACTGGTTTTGACAATGGTCCCCGACCTGGTGATTCTCATAGAACCCAATCCTGCGCTTCGGCCTCTCATTGAACAGAACTATCGCGGCATCCCCGGCGTCCATATTTTGACCCGGGCGATTTACTATACCGACGACACCGAAGTGGAACTCTATATTCCCGCGCAAAGAGGCATAGAGGGCACGCCCGCGGCGAATGGCCACGTTTTTACCCACGTCAATTATTCGCTCGTGCCGATGAACGACTGGGGCGACAAGGGCGATATGTGTAAAATCAGAGCCAAAACGATTTCGTTTGATTCGCTTTGTGCGCATTTCGGTATCACGGAAATCGCCTATTTACAAATGGACACCGAGGGGTTTGATAGCGAGATTATTCGGATGATTGATTTCGCAAAATACCGCATTCACGCATTGAGATATGAGAAATGGGGATTTGAGGCAAAAGAGTTCACCAAGTTCAGCGGCGACAAATCGGCACAAATGGGCGTGGCGGGGATGGATTATGTGCGCGAGCGCTTGACCGGGCTTGGATATGCCTTGAACGATGTCCAAGATGAAGATGGCAATGATGTGCTTGCAGTTTTGGAACAATAGAATTTGGAACAATAGAGGTTTTAAATAGACGTTGTAATAAAATAAGAATTACCAGTAGATGATTCTTATTTGCTTTGGCTTATAGGGTCGTTGCGCTTGTATCGTGATTTGAGGGTCGCACCGACTGCTTGAAGGGTCGCTACGCTTGGGTCGCTACGCTTGGGTCGCTACGCTTGGGTCGCTACGCTTGGGTCGCTACGCTTGGGTCGCTACGCTTGGGTCGCTACGCTTGGGTCGCTACGCTTATACATGCGGCCGCGAAATACCTCTCGCAAAACCCATACACCAAGGTTTGGCATCGGCAGGGGCAGCAGCGCGCAAAAGCTTGGCACGACGGGCGAACCGATTGTTCGGACCGACCCCCGCGCCGACGACATAGCGGCGATTGTCACCGGACGAAGGCTGATTTTTAATGGTATCTATCGGCAACACGCGACCGTTGGCGGCTCCGCCGCCACCAATGCTGGAAGGCGCATAGTAAAACTGTTTTGTATTCATACGTATCGGCATTATACATTGTTGTTCTATTTTATCTTGGTTTAAGAATTATTTTTTATCGTTCGGTACGATTGAATATCGTTTAAGGAATGCGCGATGTTCTGGCCCTTTAATCAATTTGCGCTCTTCTTTGGTGAAAGATACGTCCGAATCGTCCGAATCATAGTCTTCTTCTATAACCTCTTCTACAACATTTTCATCTGAAGATGATTCCTCGTCGTCCGAAGACGAAGATTCATCGGCGTCTAGTTCCGCCTCTACATTATCCGCCAATGCGCGGACGGAATCCAACAACAAATACAACTTTGCCAAACATTCGGGGTCATTTTTATTCAAAAGCAGCGCGCTCAATTCGGTTTCCAATGCGTCCATTATATGTATTTGGCCCAAATATTTTTATACTTTGTACAAAAGTGTTATTACGCTGTAGAGAACACACAGATGACGCGCTTCTCAGTGGGCGTTCGTTGTAGGAGCCGTGTGGTGTCGTGGTCTATTTTGTACCCATTTGATACTAAATACACCAAGATATGGGCGATGTCGTTCAACATTGCGTATTCGCAACCCGCGGTTACATGGTCGCTGCGAATGGCGTAAATACACTGATTGTGCCGATGCGTCGTAGAGTCGCTGAAGGGGGACAACCTTGGCGGGTTGATGCGCACCGTGCGATCGGCGAGAGGCCCCGTCGGCATCTGGTTAATAACCAAGATATTTTGGTACTGTTTCTGGTATTGGTTCAAATAGGGTTCTACGGAGAGGATGTAGTTCATATATGGGAGAGAGATATCTATACCGGTGAAGATTTATACCGGTTCGGGAACTGTGGGGGGCACCACCCGAAGGGGGGGGGCGACCACAGTCCGTTTTAATTATTCAATGGTGTAAATTGTATATACTTGAGTGGGTATATACCATTTTTTTATAACGGAGTAATATCGTCGGGTTATGGACCCTTGTATGACGATTTATTGGGGAGATGTTACATATAGGCAAATCACTGTCTACTAACATTCCCATATGAATCTATGGTATCCTCTATATATTGTTTATTGGAACATAGATGTGCGATGTTTTTGGAATCCAAACATAGAGAATAATCCTTGTACCAATGATTGAGGTGGAGTTGGTGGGGTAGCAGGTTGTTGAACCACAGGCTCTTGAACCGCGGGTTCCTCTACAATGGGTTCCTCTACAATGGGTTCCTCTACAACAGGTTCAACCTCTACTGCTACGGGTTCTTCTACAATGGGTTCTTCTACAATGGGTTCCTCTACAACAGGTTCCTCTACAAC